GGCCGAGGTGTCGCGGCAGCCAGGCCTCGATGTCGGACTTGGCTGCATTGAGCCATTGCGGTGATTCGTGCAGCAGCACCATGTCGTCGACATAGCGGATGTAGTGGCGGCAGCGCAGATCGTGCTTGATATGTTGGTCCAGCGCATCCAGGAGAACGTTGGCGAAGAATTGACTGCTCAGGTTGCCGATGGGCAGCCCAAGGTGCGATGGCTGGCTGGTGAGGCGTTTGTGCGGTGGTACGCGATCCAGTAGATCCGGATCGCCGCGGTATTCAAAGTCCTGGCGCGGATCATGGAATAGGATCTGCTCTGCCAGCTGCATCCACCAGCCGCTGACGCGCTTGGCCAGCAGCTCGCGCACAACGTATTTATTGATGCTGACGAAGAAGTTGGCCAGATCCAGTTTTAGGTAGTGCGCTGGCTTGCTCCAATTCTGGGTGATGCTGCGGATCTTCGATTCCAGCCTCTGGGCCCCATATAGCGTGCCGCGCCCTGGGATGCAGGCGCATGAGTCAGCGATGAATCCGGCATAGAAGCGGGGCGAGATTCGGTTGTAGAGCAGGTGGTGCACGATGCGGTCGCGGAACTCTGCGGCCCACACTTCGCGCGGCTTGGGTCTGGTGATGACGAAACAGATGCTCTTGCCGGGGCGATACGAGCCGTTGCGCAGTTCGTCGTCCAGTTGGCACAGGTTGGCCTCAAGGTTGATCTCGAATGCGAGGGAGGACGGTTTGTTGCGCTTGCTCTCACGGCAATCGAGGTAGGCCTGTACCAGCTCCTCGAAAGAAAAATCAGCATGGTGGCGCAATGTTTGATCTGCGGACGGGGCGAGCGCGGCACTCAGAGCTCTTGTTGTTGTTGTTCTGGTTTCCGTTGTTGAAATTCTGATACCAGGCGTTGTTTGAGTTGCCGGCGTGCTGCGTTTATTCGCACTATCTACGTCGCCATGCCGACCGCTGCAGTCAGTCAGCATGGAAACTGCGCGGGACCTTTCCTGGGTATCTAGCCCGGCGGTATCCGTTATGCGCATATCGGTGGCTTGCGCCAGCGGTGCGACCAGATTAAAAGATCGTACAGTCATAGCGGCCTTGACCATCATGAAACAGACGATGTTGCGGATTGCTTGCGCCATCCATTGGCTTGCTTGCCGATGCTGGTGGTGAGCTTGATCGCCGCGCCGTACTGGCCGGTGGAGATCATTCGCTTGTCACGCGCCAACCGGAGCATCAGTTCGGCAACCTGGACCCGTTCAACGATCGAAAGCAAGTAGGTCTCTTTCTCCTTGGCACAATTGGCGCGGAAGATGAGGACCAAAACGGCGATGCATTCCTTGCGGAGTTCGGCGCCGATCAATGCCTTGAAGTCGCGGGGCATGTTCTTGATGAGATCAACGATCACATCGAACAGGTCGTAGGCCGCTTTGTGAATTGCCAGCTCTGTATGGATAGCCATGCTGATGGAAACCTAATTGTTAAATGACTGAATCACTAAATTCTCTGCGGACGGGGCGAGCGCGGCACTCAGAGCTCTTGCTGCCGCTGAGCTGGTGTCCGCTGCCGAAACCCTGATACCAGGCGCTGTAGGAGTCGCCGGCGTGCTGCGTATTCGACCAGTACCAATCTTTCTGAAACTCTTCCGGCATGTACTTGTAGAACAGCGCTTGCTCGGCACGATCCGGAAGGTCTCCGCCGAGATCTTTGGCGAGCTGCATACCTGCGTCCCAGCTGGCTACGCTTTCATCGACTGGAAGCAAGATTGTGTGAATGGTTTTGCCGTCTGGCAGGGTGATGCTGAAGGCGTATTTCTCGCCTTCGTTTAGCGGCGGCAGGGTGATTGCGTTCATGCTTTTGCTCCTTTGGTTGAGGGTTGATTAAAGCGGGGTTGGGAATGGCCACGTCGCAGCTGGGCGAACTTTTTTGTCTGTGCCAAATACAGGTTCCGGAACGTCGGCTGCTTTCTTTCCTTTAGGCTTCGCGTCTTTCTTCGCAGCTTCCTTGTCTTTCTCGGCCTTCTTTGCTGCAGCTGCTGCAGCTTTGTCCGCTGCCTTGGCTTCGGCGAGGGCCTCTTTTTCGACGGTGTCGGCATCGATGCCGATCTCCTGGGCGATGGTGTACAGGTTGTCTTTGATGCTGTGCGATCCCAGCTCGACGACCATGGCCAGATCGAGCAGAAGCAGCACGTGTTTTTGCGTGGTTAGCTTGGGGATCTCTTCCTGGAAGGCGCACAGCAGGTCTACTTCTTCGGGCAGATCTGGCATGTACATCTTGGCGATGAGTTCCGCCCCATCGGAGTCGCCGTATTCAATTGCATCGGAGAAGAATTGCTTAGCCAGGACGCAATACAGGCCGTCCGGCATCACTGGATTGGGATTGTTCAGGTTGGCATCGATCTGCTGGTGCAGGGTTTCAAACAGGCGCTTGCGGGCGAACTCTTTTTGATTATTCTCCGCGCGTGCTTTTTCCTGCTGTTTTTTCCAGGCATCATTGCCACTGTCCTGCTTTGCTTTTTGCACTGGCGTGATCTCAAAGCCTGCTTCACGCAGCGCCTTGGTAGCGGCCTCGATGCTGACGGTCTCGATCATGCTGCCGGGCTTGTGCGGGTTTTCGATGAGGGTCTTGGCCAGCGGCGCCGCCTTGTCGCCGGTGGGCTGCAGCAGCTTCTTTTCCTTGAGCAGCTTGGCGTAGGTGCGGCCTTCTGAATCGCCGGGCACTAGGGTGTCTAGGGTGGCGTAGCCGTGTTTTTCGAGTTGCTCCTTTGGCTTCTCCCAATGGTTCGGCAGGATCTTCTTGGAGTCTTTGGCCAGAATGACCTGGTTGCCTTTTTCTTCGGCCGCTTTCTGGATGGCCAGCACGTGGGCGGTCTTTTTCAGGGCGTGGCAGACGGGGTCGGTGCAGACATCTTTACTGGTGACGTCGTCGAAAAGTTCGGGCTGGTTACCGGTGCGCTTGGTGCAGTTGGTGCAGCTGCCCGCCTTGGGAAGCAGTTCGTCATTTTTGATATCGAAGGGTGCCTCGGCGAGATCCAGCATGTAGCGGTCCTGCAGGATCTCTTTGGCCTTGCGATAGGACATTGCTTTGTCGCCCTCGACATGGTTCCCTGTGCTGTAGTTCATTTTGCGCGTTACTTCGGCGAGCGCTTCGATCTGCAGCTTCTTGACGGGGATGCGCGCGATCAGCAGGGCGGTAGAGGCGTCCAGTTCGCCGGCATAGAATGCTTCGCGGCCTTCCTGGCACAGTTCCAGCAGCTTGAGGCGGGCATAGATGGTTCCACGGCTGACGCCCATGATGTCGGCGATCTTTTCAGCGGTATGTGGATTACCCGCAGCATCAGTTTCTTTCATCAGTTTCTCGAATCCCTCGGCTTCCTCGAGCTCGTCCAGATCCTCGCGCTGTTTGTTTTCGATCAGCTGAATGGTGAGGACTTCGAGGTCAGTGAGTTGTCTGGAGATGCAGGGAACTTGATCGAGGCCCGCGATCTCTGCCGCGCGCCAGCGGCGTTCGCCAGCAACGATTTCATATTGCCCGGACTCAAGCGAGGGGCGCACCAGGATGGGCTGGGCGATGCCTACTGAGCTGATAGACTTGGCGAGGTCTCCCAAGCTGGCGGCATCCAGTCCGCGACGTTTGCGCGGATTGGTGGGGGATGGATGCAGGCTTGTGTGGGGTAGCAGGGCTGCATTAAGTTGGATGTTGAGCTGTAGGGTATTTTCGGGTGCGTTCATGGTTTTACTCCTGAGTTGTATGGGCGAGGATGGTTTGCACTTCAGAGCGCGCAAGCACGACCGAGATCCCGTCCTTGCAGATAGCCACGCCGCCATCCTTGCGGACGCCGAAGGCAAAGCTATATTCCGGATCGAAGGCAGCGAGGGGTTTGGCGGCTACAGGCACGGATGTGGCTGCAGGCTTTTGGGGCTTCTGCGGCTTGGCCTTGGCCAGCGCTGCCGAAGCTTTGGCGATGGCAGCTAAAGCGGGACGATTGGCAGGTTTGCCGGTCTCGGTAATTGGATACAGCTTCCGTTCGGCTCTGATGCCTTCGTATCTAACCGTCTTCGACGAATGGATCAGATTTTCGATGATCTTCCGGACCTGCTTATCTGTTGAGTCTGGGTACTCGACGAGGAGGTATTCGATCAAGTCGGTTTGTTTCATGCCGGGCTTTTTGACGATCATATTGAAAGTCGTGGTGCGGATTCCGCTTGAGGGATGTCCCATGGGTTTCTCCTGAGTTTGTGGGAATGGTGAAATTGAAGTATTTGGCTGCACTTTTGCAGTCGCCGGCTGCATCTTTGCGGCCGCTTGTTCTTGTGTTGCTACCTTGCGCACAAGCACGGCGCGAGGTGCTGGGGCTGGCGTGGAAATGCGGAAAGGTGCGGGCGCCTGGATCGCGCCGGTGATCCAGTACGAGACAAATGGCTGGCTGTTTTTGCAGCCGGAGGCGCGCTGGATAGTTTTGTCGAGGTACATCTGATCGAGAAGATTGTAGAGTTCTCCTAGGTCGTCACAGATCGGCTCGGCGATCTTGCGCAGGGTTTCCAGCGGAATGGAGAATTGGCTGCTTGATCCGGTGAGTTCCTTCAGGACAGCGTCGCGGAGATTCATAGCAGCCACCAGGTGATTAGAGCCAGCACTGCGCAGCTGAGGAAAAAATACGGACGCGGATCGGGTATTTTGGGGAGGGCTTCGGATTTCATGCTGTCCGCCTTTCTATTCTGTGTCTGGCCATGGCATACCAAACCAACCAGGCATCAGATGCAGCGTTGATCTTGGTGGTGGACCAGATATGCAGGTAGTAGTCGATCACATGCGCGTTCATCATGCCGCCCGCCTTTCTTCCTTGACGACCGGCATGCCAAATGCATGCCAGAGTCGCATGCAGGCTTCGTTCGCTTGCTGGGCGCGGTCGTCCATGGCTTCCAGATAGTTTTTCTTCGGCTTCGATTTAGGTTGTTTTGGATTCTTGCCTCGACTGTAGTGGCAGATGGTCTGGTACATTTTTTTATGAACGCCAACGCGATCGATGTAGCCAGTCCGCGAGAGCGTTGACACGGCTTGCGTTAAATGGGCCTCGGTGTAGCCGTTGGCTTTTGCGATGCCGACCAAGTCCGCGACGTAGAACACGTGTTCAAACGAAAGCGTCTCGATGTGCTTGATCAGCGCAGCCTTAAGCGTGCCGTAGTCAGCAGCGGATCTGAGTTTGGGTGTTTTCATGAGATGGTCTTCCCGCTCAGTTCCCAAGCGGATGCCAGGGAGTGGTTGAGATTGAGAAAGAAAGCGAAGTCGCGCAGGCGCTTGATGAGGCGAGAGATGCGGGTACGTTTTTTCATTTAGATCTCCGTCTTGGATGCGATTCTTCCGCCCCAAGAAATCAGCATAAATACCGCGACGAGGATGATGTACGGCGCAACGCTGTCTGCCAGTTCCCAGTTCATGCTGCCCTCCGCTCAATCGGCTTGCATGTGATCTTCACCGGCCCCTGCGACAGCTGACAGGTGCGAATGCCGGTACAAGTTGCCTCGAAAGTGCTGTGCGCGACGATCTTGCGCACAGTGCGCTTGCCGCCGCTGATCAGGACAAACTGAAAGGTGGCCGCGCTCATACCAGCACCACTTTGCCGATGGCAACGCGCAGCAAGTTCAGCTTTTCATCAATCCCAGCCTGGGATGCGTCGCCCTCAAATCCGGTCATGAATTGCTCTGCGACTGACAACGCGCTCAAGATGAAGCGCGGGCTGATCAGGTTGTTGTTGGTTTGCAGCGTTTCAACGGCGGCATGGCAGCGATTGACGATCTGCTGGATCTCTTCCGTCTTCTCGCTGTCGAGTTCGGCTTTGTTCTTGAGATGATCCAGCTCCATCGCGGCATCCAGCGATGATTTGATCAGCACCGCGACGGAATGGCCGTAGGTGGTGTAGACGTCTGTACTGAGTTGTGGCGCAGCGGATTTCATGCTTCCGTTCCTTTCTGGATAAGTTCGTTGAGTTGGTCCCGGATGAATTGCTTTTCCCTGGCGTCGCCAGTGAGCAAAGATCCAAGCATTGATGACATGCGGCCGGTGCAGTAGGGATAAAGGCCGCTGTCGTTGCTATAGGTGGCGACGTATTCCTTTTTGATGCCTTGGAATAGGGCATCGGAGATGTCGGATTTCACACTCATGAGATCAGCGCCAGTTCTTGAGCGAAGTCATAAATGGCGCGGTTTTTCTTGCGCAGCTCCGTGATGTTGTAGCCACGCGCCCGCAGCCGCTCAATGCAAGTGGCGCACTGGTCATCATCAGAAGCGGTGAGAAAGCTGGAAAAAGAAACGATGCGGTAAACGCCATTCTTCGGCGCAAGGCCGCACAGCGAGCGCTCGTGGCCGATGTGGGTGTGGATCTTGGTGTTGGGTTTGTTCGCCATCGCTGCCTCCGTTTTGGGTGGTCGATGGCAAACATTCTAAACGTGCCGTTTATATAAAGTCAAACAGAATGTTTAGTATGTGGCAAAATAAAAGCCGTAGGGGTGTCCTGCGGTTTATTTGGAGTTAGTAATGACTGATTATGTTGAGCCTAAAAGGCCGGAGAAGATGACGGATGAAATGGAAGCGGAATACTGGGCTGCCAGCGAACGTGGCGATCTGGGGCGGTGCAAAGAGATTATTGAGGCTTGTGGGCTTATTTGGCGCGAGTTGGAGCTGCCCGAAAAGTACAAGAACGATATTTCATATCAAACGTCACGTGAAGGCCTTGAGACTCCGCCCAGATTCGTATCTGCTCAAAAGGATCATCCCCGGTAAAGTAAAATTGAATTATTGATGCCCATAGCACTTCATGGGCGCCTTTTTGGCGGACTGCTTCAAGGATGTCTTTGAGGTGACTCACTGTTTGTTGGGTTTCCAGTCCGACGTGTAGCATTCAGAAGGCGTCTTATATTCCCCCTTCATTTCCGCTGTAGATTTAGCAAGGCTGCATAAACTTGCGGCAGATGAGTATTTGTAAAATAGGTCTCCATCTGGCAGCGGACATTTTGCCTGGACAAGAAGCTGAATCAGTGTGTTGTTCTGAATCAATTGCCCATTTAGGTTTAATAACCTGTTGTTATCTTGGTTGGCTCCGGTAACTGAACCATACGAATAAAGGGAAATCAATTTCAGGTTTTCCTCTAAGGCTTGTGAATATTTTGCGCAAGGTGTTGATGGTGGAGTAGCGCAGTTTGCGTTGGTCATCGTTAAAACAGAAATTAGGCTCCAAATCATTATCGTCAAATATTTCATTTAATACCCCTTTAATCGAAGTTGAATTTAAGCTGAATTTGAATCTGCATTACATTATTGCGTGCCGTTATCTTTGGGCTTTCCTGGTTCAATAAGCGTATTCCCTACGTGATACCAAGCCTGTCTTTGTGCCAAATTCGTGATGCTCCGGTTAATCTCGACAGCGTGTCGGTCATCTTTTGTAAGTTTGATTGTCACCATCTCACCTTCATTGTCTCTTAGCCAAAATGGATCGCAGCCAAGTATTTTTGCCACGTTGAGTAGCTCTTTACTGGGAATTCCTCGTGATTTCCAGTTGGTCATCATTTGATCATATTGTCCAATCAGGCGACCAACATCGGCTGGATTTGTCAGTCCATGCAACTTTTCAGCCGCTTCCATCATTCTTTCGTAGTCAGTGCTCATAAAGGGAAGTCTATAACGCTGTGTTTCGTATGGGCTAAACATAGTGTTTGACATTATCTAAACGCCGCGTTTAGAATGCGCCAATGGATTCGCAAATCAAAAAAGACGCAGAACTGATCGAACAGCTTGGTGGACCAACCAAGCTGGCGCAAATTCTTGGCTACGAGATGCCAATCGGGGTGCAGCGCGTGAGCAATTGGCGCACTCGTGGTATTCCGGCGAAGGTAAAGGTCGACCGTCCTGATTTGTTTCTGAACAGATACCAGGAGGCCGCATAAATGGATCCTATCTATCACACTGATTCCTATCCGCGCGAAGGTTGCATTGTGAGTATTGATGTGCAGAAAGATGGCTACGCGCTTCGCATTTCCTCGCCAACCGGTGAGCCGATGGAGTTTTATGGAAAAGTGCGCACGCCGCGCGCCATAGGTCGCTTGGTTGAAGAGTGGTGTGCAGGGTTTGTCCCCCGCCGGGTTGACCGCTTGGATCATTTGTATGCAGCATACCTTCGCTGGTGCGAACAGGCGGGCGAAGGTAAGTCAGGATGGCTTAGTAAAGAAAAAGATTTGGAGGCTGCCAAGCGAGCTATCGCGGCCGGTTTGTCTACAAATCCGAATCGGAAGGTATCCTTGTTGCCAAAGCTTCCAAAGTCGCCAATGGAAGTTCTTGGGTGCGAAAGATCTAATGCTTCTTTGGTAGAGCCCCAGCAGGATCTGATAACAGCGCAACCGCGAAGCCTTTGGTCAATGTACCGACGTTGGTCTCTCCATTGCGAGTCATTTCCCCGGCCATCTGATTCATCTCTTTTGAAAGATTCTCCGCGTATGACTTTGGGATATGCCTTCCCAAGACGATCAGTAGCGATCCGATTGCTTGTTTCAATTCTTGTATTGATGGCTCTTTCATGGGCATTCCTTTCATGATGGTGTTTAGCGTGAGAACTCAATCCTATCATGGCTGCGAATGCCCAACTCTTGCGGGGCGCGCATGACAAGCGCCTCAAACCAAACCCCGTCCTCCTCCCTGAGCGGGTGCCGTCACCCTGACGGCTTGATGTCACCACGTATTCCCTGCGTGGTGACATTTTTTTATTCAGCTGTGGTCGGCCTTGGTTCATGCACGCATGGTGCAACTAACGCGCCAGTCCACAAACGTCAACATCAAACAAGGAGTGACAAGTGAGTAGTTATCCTGACTTCCTGTATCGCATAGCGCATAACTACCCGGGCGCTGTTCCTGCCCTGGCTGCACGCATGGAGCGCAACCCAACAGTGCTTATGCATAAGCTCAATCCCAACAACACAACGCACTGCCTGACTGCCAATGAGGCAGAGCAGATCATCGACCTCACCAATAGCAACCTTGAGGCAGCACAGTTGTTTGCAACAAAAGCCAATGCCGTGGTGGTGCAGATCGTCGAGTGCCACGGTTCGGATGTTGAGATGCTCGATGCATTCATGGATGTGGTTAAAGAACTAGGCGCCTTCAGTGCCGAGTTCCAACGTGACTATGCCGATGGCCGCATCACCCCGGCCGAGTTCAGGCGTCTCACCAAGGAAGCCGTGCGTGTGCAGGGTTCAGTGCTTAGCTTCATGGCCCGCGTCGAGCAGATGGTTGAACTCCCGCGCACCCACATCCACAGCATCAAGTGACCACCGTGTTCCCCGTCCCCCTGCCTATGGCTGCGGCTGCTGTTGTGTATGCAGTTGCAGTAGTTGCGCAACAGATAAACAACAGGCAGACCCGACCAGGGTTTGGGTCCTTCCTGGCCCAAAGCCTCGCGGGTCAATTCGAGCATGCAAAGTCTTGAATGTGCGCGGGTTGTGCATAGTCAACTGACCCCTGATTGTGATCTGTGCCTGGCTGATCAGGGTGTCTATGACATGGGGAGAGTGTGCTGCAGGGCGAGGTTTTTAGTGCATCAGCCTTATACGCAGTGGCGGCAAGGGTGGTTGGCAAGGTGGAAGAAGCAGGTCAGTACCGAATTTTATGCAGAGATCGAGCGCGCCACTAAGGCGCGATGGGAAAGAACAAAGGGGCAGCGTGTTAAAGATCAATGTTGAAGTCGATATGAGCAAGGTGCGGGACGAGGTAGCCAATGCCGAGAAACAGGTGCGCTTCGCCACGGCAGTCGCCCTGACCCGGACGGGGTATCGCGTTTCCAATGCGGAGGGGGCGGGGGTAAAGCAAGCCTTTGACCGACCGACGCCATCAACGCAACGCGCGTTTCAAGTCGACAAGGCGACGCGCGACAATCTCACGGCAACAGTCAGCATCAAACAGCGCTCGGCAGGCCTGCCGGCAGATGAATATCTGCATGCTAATATCGTTGGCGGAAAGCGCGATATGAAGCGGTCAGAGATCATGCTGCAGGCCGCTGGTGTCCTGCCACATGGGATGCAAACCGTCCCTGGCGCCGGCGCAAAGCTGGACGCATACGGCAATATGAGCCGCGGACAGATCAACCAGATCCTTAGTTATTTCCAAACCTTCGGCATCACTGTATTGAATTCTGGCCGCATGAATATGACGGCAGAAAAGCGTGCCAAGCTGGCTGCGCGTCGTGGATATTTTGTTGTGCCGGTCGCTGATCGGAAGGTGAAACTTTTCCCAGGCATTTGGCAGCAGGACGGTCCGCGCGATATCAAGCCGGTTTTGCTGTTCGTGAAGCCTGGCATATATAAGGCAATCTTCGCCTTCGAAGATATTGGCGCCAAGGAAGTGCAGGCTGCCTTCAACGAAGAGTTCGACGCGGCTATGGAAAATGCAATGAGGACCGCCCGATGACCTGGGAGAACTACGACGACGTACTCACCCAGTTGCAGGATGCAAGCCTGATACTCGATAGGACGCTCACCTTCGACGCCCGGATCCAGCGCTGGAAAGTTGAGAACGAGGACAAGGAAAAGCGCGGTTGGTCCCGGCTGCGCGAGTGGACATCAAACTCTGGCAAAACCTACATCGTTGGCGTGTATGGCGTCTGGCACGGCAATGACGATGGTAAGCAAAGCGTCTCGCTGAAGAAAGACCTGCAGTCCACGCTGACCGACGATGATCGCAAGGCCATGCGCGAGGCGCATAAGGAAGCCGAAAAACGGGTTGCCGATATTCGTAAGGCAGAAGTCAAACGGGCGGCAGGCTGGGCAGCTGCAGTGTGGAACAAGTGCGAGCCGTGTGAAGCGCACGAGTACCTGGTGCGCAAGCAGATCCAGCCGCACGGGTTGCGGATCCTGCAGCAGTATGTCGACGACATGAAGCCGGACGGAATGGACGATTCCAACTTCTTCCGGCTCAAGGTAGCGGCCGGCGCGCTGGTGGTTCCAATGCACGATGCCAAGGGCGCCATTCAGGGGCTGCAATTCATCTATGCCAAGGGCCATTCACGCCGCACCAAGATCGAACGCGACAAGGAATTTTGGCCCAGCGGCATGGCCATGGGCGGCACGTTCGGACTGATCGGCGCGGTGAAGCGAGAAGGCATCCTGCTCATCGCCGAGGGATACGCCACTGCTGCGACGCTGCACGAATGCGCCGGTCAATCGGTGGCTTATGCTTTCAGCGCCAACAATCTGAGCAAGGCCGGCAAGCAGTTGGCCAAGGAATATCCGAGACTACGGATCCTGTTTTGCGCGGATGATGACTACCTGACCGACGGTAATCCGGGATGCACTGCAGCTGCAGACGCCTGCGCCGCGATCGAGCGCAGCGCGTGGATCAAGCCTAACTTCCTGGATGACGCGGGAGTTGATCGCCGGGAGGGAAAGAAGCTCACCGACTTCAACGATCTGTTGTGCCTGACAGGCCTGACGGTAGCTGTTGCCGACCAGGTGAATACCAAACTCGATGAACATAAATGGCGAGACCAACCCGCCACTGGCGCGCCAAGCGCGGGGGTAACGCAGCAGGGGGGAGGGGAACGCGCCAAACTTAAATCCATGCTCACCATCGATGAGGGTTTAGAGCGCTTCGCACTGGTGTACGGCGGAAAGTCCACCCTGTTCGATTTTCAGGAACACATCCTGGTGCCGAAGGCGGACGTGCTGGACATCATCCCCGAGCACGGCTGGCGCGACATGAGATCCACGAAGAAAGTGGTGCGCATGGATGAGGTCGGCTTCGATCCGGCCGGCATGGACAGGCGCATCACCTGCAACCTATGGGGCGGGTGGCCGACGACGGCGAAGCAGGGCAGCTGCGATCGCCTGTTGGAGCTGCTTGAATACCTCTGCAGCAATGACGAGAACTATCGCGACCTTTTCAACTGGGTGATCCGCTGGCTGGCCTTCCCGATCCAGCACCCTGGCGCCAAGATGCAGACCGCCCTAGTGGTGCAAGGTCCGCAAGGCACCGGCAAGAACCTTTTCTTCGAAGCGTACAAGGGGATCTACGGCGAATACGGCCGCATCATTGATCAGGATGCAGTCGAGGATAAATTCAACGACTGGGCCAGCAAGAAGCTGTTCATGATCGCCGACGAAGTCGTCGCCCGGGCCGAGCTGTACCATGCCAAAAACAAGCTCAAAGGCATCGTCACCGGCACCAGCATCCGCATCAACCCAAAGAACGTCAGCGCGCACGACGAAGTAAACCACGTCAACCTGGTATTCCTGTCCAACGAATACCAGCCGCTGGTGCTGGAAGACGACGACCGGCGCTATACCGTCATCAAGACACCGGAAAAGCTCACAGCGGAATTCTATCGAGAGGTGCGGGATGAGATCGACAGCGGCGGCATAGAGGCGCTGCACTGGCACTTGCTGCAGCTCGAACTGGGCGACTTCAACGAACACAGCAAGCCGCCCATGACACAAGCCAAGGCAGACCTAATCGAAGTCAGCCAGGACAGCGTCAAGCGCTTCATCCTGGAATGGCAGCGCGAAGAGGCTGGCGTCCCGTTCGTCCCGTGCCTTGGATCCCACCTATACACCACCTACAAGCGCTGGTGCGACCACACCGGAGAGCGATCCCCGAGATCACAGGCGCAGTTCCTTGGCACGGTAAAAAACCTTCCGCGCTGGCGGGCTGGCCAGCCGCTCGATACATTCGAGACGCTAAACAGCGATACGAAAAAAGGCCGCAAGATGGTCATCCCTCCCGATGACTTGCTTAAAACGTCTGCTAATTTCGTTGAAAAAGGCGAAAAAACGCAGGCCGTTTGGCTCACCGAATGTTTTTTCAAATTCGCGTTGGCGGGAGAATTCGAATGCTGACACTACGGGCACTACGGGCAACACTACGGGCACCACTACGGGCACCACTACGGCAGAAACCCAATAGGAATATGGACACTACGGACACTACGGGCAAATCCTCACGTATATGCGCACATGCGCACATGCGCACACACACGCGCGCGCACACCCATACATTCCCCCGTAGTGTCCGTAGTATCAGTAGTAATAAGGCTTTAACCCGTAGTGTCGCCCGTAGTGTGGTGGTGGTTACCCGTAGTGGATGTGTTGCATGACAACTCCGGCAACTACCTGCAACCAAGTCCAGTTTGCTAAGCTCATTGGCTGCAACAAGTCGCACGTCACACGGCTCAAGCAGGATGGCCGCCTGGTGCTGACAGACTCCGGCCTGGTAGACATCGAGGAAAGCAAGGCGCGCATCGTAGCAACCGAAGGGGGTAGGGACGATGTAGCGGCTCGCCATGCTGCGGCAAAAGGGAGGGACACCAAACCACTGGACGAGTCGAGGTCGAAGGCTCAGGCGCGCAAGGAAATGGCTCAGGCGGACGTAGCCGAGATGGAGCGCGACTTGATGCGCGGCAAGTTGATCGAGCGCGAGCAAGTGGAGATGGCCTTGGCCGATCTGGTCGCCTTCGCGCGCCAGGGCGTGGAGAACCTGCCGCATCGTGTGGCGGCGCAACTGGTGGGTAAGGACTTCGACCAGATCATGGCTACGCTCAAGCAGGAGGTTGTGGCGATGATGGGCGATATGCACAAAGAGGCGGGCAAGCGGCTCGTGGATCTGACGAAAGTGGAGGGGTGATAGATATGAAAGTGAAAACAGTGTTTGTGTTTTTGAACCAAAACAAGCCAGAAGCTCACGCAACGATTGACGTTCCTGGTCTCGGTGAAGTAAAAATCGTTGAGGCGTTGTCTACTCGGCTCTGCGAAGAGATCCGCGCGGAGGCAGTGTTGGCCTTGCGCGTAAAGATGGGGCAACAAATTCAGGAAAAGACGGAAGCGTAATGGGCGCCTCTGAAGGCCAATTCCTCGCGCTGCGCGCATTCGACAAAGGCTGGAAGCCGAAGTCGTTCCTGACTGCCTCTGAGTGGTCGGATGCAAACCGCGTGCTGTCTGGCGTTGGCAGTTCGGAGCAGGGTGCCTGGAAGACCTCGCGCACGCCATATCTACGCGAGATCATGGATAAGCTGTCCGAACACGATCCGGCGCAGTTGATCCCCTTCATGAAGCCGACGCAGATCGGCGGTACCGAAGTCGGCAGCAACTGGATTGGCTACGTCATGGACCACGCCAAAGGCCCTATGGCTGTGGTGATGCCCACCGAGAAATCCATGAAGGACTGGATGGCGCAGAAGTTCGAGCCGATGGCCGAAAGCACGCCGGCGGTGGCCAAGGTGTTATCCAAGCGCAGCAACAACAGCAGCGAGAACAACTCCCAGTTCAAGAAATTCCTCGGCGGGATCTTGTTCACCAAAACCGCAGGCAGTACTGCCGACCTAAAGTCCACCAGCCTGCGCTATGTGCTGGCAGACGAGATCGACGAATGGGAAAGAGAGACCACGCAGGGCGATCCGTTCGGCCTGCTGCAGGCGCGGCAGGATAACTTCCACGACCGCAAGGCCTACGTGCCCAGCACGCCCACGATGAAGGATGCCAGCCGCATCGAAGAACTCTACGAAGGCGGCGATCAGCGCCAGTACCATGTTCCTTGCCCACATTGCGGTGAACTGCAGACGCTCAAATGGCCGAACCTGAAATGGACCCGCCACCCGGATACCAAGCGCATCACCGAGGTGTATTACGTCTGCAACGTGCACGGCTGCGTTATCCAGGAATACAGCAAGGCATCCATGCTGCCCGAGCTTGGCCACGGCGGGCAGGCGCGCTGGATCCCGGACGTGCCAGGCGCGGCCTACCCCAGCTACCGCATCAACGCGCTGTATTCGCCCATTGGTCTGGGCCGCAGCTGGACAGAACTGGTCACGCAATGGATCGAGGCGCAGGGCGACAACGCCAAGCTTATGCGCTTCATGAACACGCGCCTGGGCGAGACCTGGGCCGACCGCACGCGCGACATCAAAGCCAACTCACTGGAAGCCCGCGCCGAGCCCTACACGCTGCGCAGCGTGCCGCAAGGCTGCTACGTCATCACCACCGGCGTGGACGTGCAGGACAACCGGCTGGAGATCAAGGCGCTCGGCCACGGCAAAGGCAATCGCACCTGGACGCTGGACGTGCACGTGCTTCCCGGCAACCCCACCGATGAATCCCTGTGGCAAGCGCTAGCCGATTACGTCAACAACATCAAGTTCACCAACAGCCACGGCAAAGAACTCGTCAGCGAGGCCTGCGCCATCGACACCGGCGGCCACCACACCCACGACGTCTATGCCTTCGTGCGCGCCAACAAGGTGCGCCGCCCGATGGCGTGCAAGGGCGCCTCTACCCCGGGCCGCGTGATCCTGGGCAAACCCACTGATCAGGACGTGAACTGGCGCGGCGTCACCATCAAGAAAGGCGTCAAGCTCTACCTGCTCGGCACCGACACCGCCAAGCACCAGCTCTACAACCGGCTGCACGACGATGCCGAAAAGGATCCGTCCGACCGTAAGGTGCACTTCTCCAACCAGCTCGACTCCAGCTATTACGACCAACTGGTCAGTGAGACCTTCAACCCGCGCAAGAACCAATGGGAATTGAAGAAAGGCAAGCGCAACGAGCAACTCGACCTATGGGTGCTATGCGTCGCAGCCAGCCATCATCCGGAGCTCTACCTGCACAAATGGAAGGCCGCCGACTGGGACCGCCGCGCCGCCATGCTGGAACCGAATGTGGTGCAAGATGGTGCAGATCCTGCCAAGACAGTGCAGACGCCCGCACAACCGGAACAACCCGCCCGTAGCCGTCCGCGCGTCGTCAACAAGCCGAGGTTTTAATGAGCGACGTTATCCGCCGAGCCGCAGCCAGACTGGTCCGCTCCCAGCAATTCTTGCAAACATTTACCGAACTGGTGGCGGTTGAGATGGAGCGCCAACTGCGCGCCGAAGCGGGCGGGGAAAATATCTACGTTGCAAAAACTACTAGCATGGTAGAGCGCCGCGAACGCGACAGGCTGATCAGGGAGTGCTTCACTGGCAGCAACATCAATTTTTTAGCCGGAAGATTTGGCCTCTCTCCCCAGCACATCCGCCGTATCGTGGCTAAAAAAAGTAACATCGGCGGGTGAAAATGTTCAAGACAACCGTACAAGATGCCCCCATCAAAACAGGTAAGGGGCATCAATCGTGAAAAACAAGCTCGCAATATTGCTTTATAAGATCCGCAACTGGAAGGCCGTATGGCGCGCCTTTTACATGGGCGCCTATATAACCCTGGATACCCAACTCGCCAAACTGCTGCGCGTGGATACCGGCGGCACCGCCCGCGCCTATGGCACACTGGGTGCGGTACTCATCCGCGCCGATGGCACCCGCCTTGATTTCGGCTGCGTTGCGCGGCGCGTGGTTACCACCGCTTTTGTCAATTACCTACGCGATGATATGGCCAACGCGGCGGGCGGCGCAGATATATCTACTTTCAAATACCACGAATGCGGCACCGGCGTTGCCGCCGAAACCATTGCCGATACTGCGCTGGGCACCCCTTGCACCACCGCACTCAACCCCGCTTCCACCCGCGCCACCGGCACGCAGGTAAACGGCACCGCAAAAACATACCAATCAGTCGGCACCTTAACCTTTGGCTCAACCGCCGCCGTCACCGAACACGGCATCTTTAACGCACTCACCACCGGCGTGCTGTTAGATCGTTCCGTCTTCGCTGCCATCAATGCGGCCGCGCTGGATAGCATCCAGTTCACCTACACGCTCACGATTGCGGACGGGGGTTGATATGCCGGTCACCAAGACATCGGTGGTATCGCATACGCTCATTTCTATGAACGTAAGCATGACCAGCGGCACGATCAAATGCGCATTCGTCCGCACGCTTGATGGCGTAGCCTCTGGCGAGATACCTTTGGTGATCGAGGGGGTAGATATGGCGGTCATTCTTGGCACCCCAGCCAGCCCTGCAAAGACTGTCGGTAACGACATCACCGATCTGGTGTATGCCTACGCCATCAGCAAAGGCGTCATCGATGGGGTGATCTCGTAATGGATAATACGGCACAAGGCGGCGCAGATACGATTGCAACAGATGATCTCGCCACGCTCAATGGTGCAGCTTCATCTGGCGTAAAGGTACAGCGCGTAAAGCCTGTATTTGGAGTGGATAGTGATGCCCGCGATGTTTCCGGTGCGTTTCCGTTCCCCGTCACGCTGGAAGGCGGAAAGATTATCACCTTCAATGGTCGCGCTTCTTCATTTAGGATTCCTGGTCGTGCAGGTACGACAGGTCAAAAGCTATTCAGTATCTTCAATACCGTAGGCTCCGGCAAGCTGGTTGAATTCGATGAGGCGCATATCCATCTGACAGCCACTGTTATCAAGGCGGTAACAGTTCTTCCACCAGTTATGAGGCTATATCGAGTAACGGCTGCACCTACCAACGGCACCGCAGCGACGAAGGTGTCGGCAGACTCTACGCAAAGTTCCAGCACATCCGTCGCAGTGCTGTTCGATGCTTCGGCGGATGGCACCAGCTCCACTACAGCACTAACCTCAACACTCACTGTTGGCGTCAACGTCATCACTGGGCAATTCGCCGCCCGTATGATCACTGCGGCAGGCTTCGATATGATCTTTAAGATGGAACTGCTAAGCGGTGAAGACGAGGCGATCACGTTACGCGAAGGCGAAGGAATTGTGGGTATGCTCGATTACACACTGGCGACTCAAAACCCAGTCACCGATATGTGGTTATCCACCATTGACTGGAAAGAGTACACGCTGGCACCGTAAACCATGAGCCTGCTGCTTTTATTACGCGGTACTGGCGGTGGCGGCACAGCCTACACTCAAGCCGTAGGCGGCGCACTTACATTCACTGGTATTGCCACACGCGCAACCAATAAAAAACTGGCTGGAACGCTATCCTTTGTCGGTGTGGTTTCCCGCATCACCAGCAAGATGCTAACCGGTACGATTTCATTCAGCGGCGCGCTCGCCAAACGCACCAGTAAGCTGCTCACCGGCGGTCTGTCGTTCGTTGGTGGCCTTATCGGCTCACTCATCCCCTACGTACCCGGCGGCACACTGTTCACCCAGGCCATCGGCGGCACGCTGTCATTCAGCGGCGCACTCGCTAAGCGCGCGGGCAAGGTAATCACTGGCGGTCTATCGCTCTCGGGTGCGCTGCAAAAGCAGGCGAGCAAATCAATAGCGGGCGCACTGTCCTTTGTGGGTGTAATCTCCCGCGCAACCAGCAAGGCCGTCACCGGCACGCTGTCATTCAGCGGAGCGCTTGCTAAGCGCACCAATAAGCTGCTCACTGGAGGCCTGTCGTTTGTTGGTGGCCTCATCGGCTCACTCATCCCCTATGTGCCCGGCGGCACTCAGTTCACCAAAGCCATTGGCGGCACGCTTTCATTCAGCGGATCGATTACTAGGCGCATAGGCAAGGCCGTCGCTGGCAGCTTATCGTTCTCGGGTGCACTGCAAAAGCAGGCGCGCAAATCAATAGCGGGCACGCTGTCCTTTGTGGGTAGGTTGGCTGGATTTATTCTTGGCTCGAATACGGTAACCGTCACCCTTAAATTTTTATCGGCCATTGTTCAGCGCATCAGCCTTGCATCGTCTGCGGCAAAAACAATCAACCTTAGCTCGGCGATCACGCAGCGCATCGCTGGTGTATCCCCTATTGAGCGCACACATCAAGCCGTATCGGTCATCGAAAAAACTAAAGCACTATCCTCAAAAATCAAATAAGGAGCAGCCATTATGTTCAAACCCGACATCGGCACCGTCATCTCTTTGGATACCGGTGCAGTCATCACCGGCTACACCGTCACCATTGAAGTCAAAAAACCCAATGGCACTACCGCAAGCTGGACCGCCACCATCGGGGTAGATACCAAATCGGTCGAACACGCCATCGCTAGCGGAGATCTCACTGAATCCGGAACCTATCAACTGCAAGCCAAAGTGAGTAGTGGTGGCAATACCTGGTATGGCTCCACCGCCAGCTTGGTGGTAAAGGATATGTTTAAGTAAAAAGTAACATCGGCGGGTGAAAATGTTCCCGCCATCGTCCTACTCTGCCAAGCATGGTAGACATACACACTTCCGAACCGTCCTCAGTCATCGCTGGGGATACGCTTAGCTGGCAAAAATCGTTGGCAAGCTACCCCGCTAGTGCGGGGTGGACGCTGCATTACCGCCTGATCAATGCGGAAACGCATCTTGATATTCCATCCAGCGCAAATGGCGAAGCGCATCTGATCAACATACCGGCAGCTACCAGCGCGGCCTATGCGCCAGGTATTTATTCCTGGCAGTCCTACGTCACCAACATCGGTGGCGAACGCTACACCATCCAGACCGGCAAGATCGAGATCAATCCTGACTGGACAGCACTCTCCCTGCTCGACACGCGCAGCATCGCCCGCCAAATCCTTGATGCGCTGGAAGCGGCATGGGTCAGCGCATCAGCAAAACGGGCATTCGTGTGGGAATACAAGATCGCCGGTCGCCAAATGAAATTCGCCACCCGCGTGGAATGGATCGCCGAACTGGATTACTGGCGGCGTGAAGTCGCCAAAGAAGAACGAGCCGAAAAAATCGCCGCCGGACTTGATAGCGGCCGCAAAGTATACGTGAGGTTCTGATGGCTCCTACCTGGTACAACGAGAAGAACGTCAAACAACGCGGAAGCGTCGTTCTGAAACAATGGAACGAACAGCGCGACATCGAACGCAACATCGCGCAGCGCGTTGCACAGCAAAGCGCGATGCAAAAGCGCAGCTTTCAAGCAGGCGTCCCGTCGCGTTTGACCGGCAATTTCAACGCCTTCAACACTAGCCTGGACAGCGACCTTTATGTCGCGCTGAATACGCTGCGCGCACGCAGTCGCCAGCTCACTCAAAACAACCCCTACGGCCAGAAGTTCCTGCGCATGGTCGCCAGTAACGTGGTGGGGCAGGGCTTCACCCTGCAGGCTCGCGCGCAGGATAACAAAGGCGAACCCGATCACGCCGACAATAAGGCTATCCAGAAGTCATACGAGGAATGGTCTAAGCGTGGCAATTGCGATGTAACCGGGCAGCTCTCGTTTGCCGAACTCTGCCGCCTGGTGATGCGCACCGTCGCGCAAGATGGCGAAGTTTTGATCCGCCGCGTGCGCGGCAAAAAGGTTAACAAGTTCGGGTATGCGCTGCAGGTGCTGGATATCGACCGCCTGATGGTGCAGGAACAATTGAAACTGGCCAACGGCAACTTCATCCGCATGGGCGTTGAGATCAACACCATGGGCAAGCCGGTCGCCTACTGGGTGCGTCAATCGCATCCTTATGACGCATTTATGCAGACGGCTGCGCCGACAGTGGAGCGTATTCCCGCCGAAGACATATTCCATTTCTTCATTCCTTTACGCCCAGAGCAGCGCCGCGGCGTGCCATGGATGCATGCCGCTATCGAGCGGCTCTACCACATCGGCGAGTTGGATCAGTCCGCCCTGGTGGCAGCACGCAAAGGTGCCGATTCGCTCGGCTTCCTGGTGAGCCCCAATGGCTTGCCGCCGGATCCGACTGCCTCCGGTACGAATGCATCCGCCATCGAGATAAGCGTGCCCGGCACCTTTGATACTTTGCCGGAAGGTTACGACTTCAAACAATTCGATTCCAAGTATCCGAACGATGTTTATGCGGATTTTATGAAATCCGCATTGCGCGCGGTAGCTTCCGCCATTGGTGTTGCTTACAACGGGTTGGCAAACGATCTGGAGGGAGTCAACTACAGCAGCATCCGCTCCGGCGTGCTGGAAGAGCGCGAATTCTGGATGGAGCTGCAGGACTGGCTGATCAGCGCCTTCCTGATCCCGAACTATGAAGACTGGCTGCTCATGTCGTTAGGTATGGGCGCCGTCACCGGCCCCACCGGCTTTCCGCTACCTGCAACTAAATACGACAAATTCTCTGAACACGAATGGCAAGGACGCCGCTGGGGCTGGGTTGATCCAGAGGGGGATCTGCGAGCGTCGGTGCTGGCGGTAAACAACGGACTTAAAAGCCGCACCCGTATCTGCGCCGAGATGGGGCTGGATCGCGAGGTTGTATGGCAAGAACTGCAGCGCGAACAGCAGGAAATGGAATCCATGAAATTGAACCTGGCAGCACCCGTTGCTCCGCCGCCGGCGCCGGTTGCGCTGAAAGGAACATCGGCTAGTGAAAATGTTCCGGCCAACCAAGGATGATGAAGCCATGAAAGAAACCATCAAAACCAAGCCACTGAATCGGAGTATGAGCTTCGATCGTTCAACCATCGACGTTGAAGCGCGTACGGTCGATCTTTCGTTCTCGTCAGAATTTCCAGTGCGCCGCTGGTTTGGTACTGAAGTTCTGGACCACAGCCCCAGCTCCTGCGACCTATCGCGCCTCAATAACGGTGGCGCGCTCCTGGATAACCACGATCCAGACGAACAGATTGGCGTTGTTGTACCGGGCTCCGCCCGCATTGATCCGGACAGAATTGGCCGCGCTAAAGTCAAGTTCAGCAGATCACAAGAAGGTGAAAGCAAATTTCAGGACGTACAAGACGGGATCATCACCTTGTGCAGTACGTTCTATGCAATTAATCAGATGGTGGAAACCACCACCACTGATGCAGATGGCGACGAAGACACCATCTGCCGCGCAATGTCATGGATGCCGCTGGAGATTAGCTTGGTCGCAATCCCGGCGGACCCGACTGTGGGAGTAGGCCGCTCGGCGGGAGCCGAAGAGATCGAAACCGTGTTTGAACGCAGAGAGAAGCCTGCGCCGGTAGTTATCCCCGCAATACAAACCCCACAAATTAGGAGCATAGATATGGACCAAGCAGCTAAAGATGCGGCAGCAGCCGCAAGTGCAGCTCGCGCAGATGGAGCGCAAGTTGAACAAAAACGCACAGCAGATCTGACGACGCTGGCAGATACTTATGCCAAATACGGTGCACGCGAACTTGTCGGCGACTTCGTTCGTTCCGGCAAATCCGTGCAGGAATTTCAGAACGCGATCATGGACAAGATGGCCACTCGCCACAGCGACGCTGGAGATCTCAAGATCGGCATGAATGACGGTGAAGTGCAGGAATATTCGCTTGCACGTGCAATCAACGCATCTATCAACAAGGACTGGAGCAAGGCTGGTCTGGAACTGGAAGCATCCAATGCGGTTGCCAAGCGCACCGGCATGGTGGCCGAAGGCTTCTTTGTACCGGTCGAAGCATTCAGCAAGATGTCCGGCAAGCGTGCATTCGATGCGGGTACCGCTGGCAACGCTGGCAACCTGGTACAAACCTCCGTGTTGGGCGGCGAGTTTGTGGATGTGTTGCGTAATGCGCTGGTGCTCAACAAGATGGGTATCCGCGTTTTGGGCGGCCTGACCTCCAATATCGCCATTCCACGCAAGACCGCTGCATCGACGATCTCGAACGCGACGGAAACCGCGCAATTCAGCGCAACCAATCCGACGACTACGCAGATCCTGTTGTCGCCAAAGCGTATCGGCGCATCTATCCCCTACACCAAGCAAGCACTGTTGCAATCCAGCCTGGACGTTGAATCCATGCTGCGCGACGACCTGGCAGCCGGCATCGCTGTGATGATCGACAACATGGGCCTGAATGGCACGGGCACGGCTCCGCAACCCCGCGGTTTGGTCGCACAAAGCGGTATTGGTGCGGTGGTTGGCGGTACCAACGGCGCGCAAGTTGCATGGTCGCACCTAGTTGGTCTGGAATCTGCCTGCGCAAACGTCAACGCCGAGCCGGATCAGTTGGCAGGCTACGTCATCAATACCAAGACTCGCGGCTGGGCCAAACAGCAACCCAAGGTCGGCACCACATTCCCAAATTTCCTGTGGGATTCGGGTGTGCAGCCGCTCAATGGCTACCGCACTGCAGTGACCAACAACATGGTCAGCAACGGTACCAAGGGTACTGCGGCTGGCGTCACCAGCACTTTGGCATTCTCTTCCGATTGGTCCAACTTCATCCTGGCGCTGTTTGGTGGTCTGGATATCGTGGTAGATCCGTACAGCCTGGCAGATTCCGGCCAGATCAAGCTGACTGCTAACCAGTTCATCGACATTGGCCTGCGCAATCCGGCCTGCTTCGCGGTGATGACTGACGCGCTGACTGTTTAATCACAGCCAGTAAGTGATGGGAGGTTCGCCTCCCATCTTTTGTAAAACAACAGGAGAATTTAAATGCCAAAAGTATATGCAACCGAGCCGATGATGCATGCAGGTAACACCTACCTACCCGGCGAATCCATGGAAGCGGATGTCAACGACACAGCGGCTATTTTGGCCGCAGGCCGTGGCACATTGGACGAAAAGAACGCAGCCGTGGCAGCCAAGCAATTCGCCGCAGCACAAAAAGCCGCAGCAGCAGGCTAAGCAATGATCGAAGATCACGCCATGTTTTTGCAGGACTTCAGCGTATCCGCCCAAGGCGGAGCAGTCACGCTGAATGGGACTGCCATCGATGGCATCTTCGATAACGCAAATGCTACTGCCCTGAATATGCTGGGCGGTAGCAACCCAATTTTCGAGTGCCCTGAAGCCAGTCTTTTGGGCGTCGACCCGCGCGGCGGCACGATGGTGATCAATGGGATCACCTACATCGTCCGTGAGAACAAACCGGATGGAAACGGCATGACCATCCTGGAGCTGGATAAGCAATGAGCACCAAGTCCCTCCGGATCCGCAATGCCCTTGTGGCGCTATTCACGGCGACACCGGTGGCTGGCGTGGCAGCTGCTGCCGTTTATACAGATTGGCGTTTTGCCATCAAGCCCATCGATCTGCCGGCGATCGCGGTCGAACTCGGCGATGAAATTGCGCCGCAGCGCGTGCTAATCGGCGCGCTCGATCGCACCCTGCAGGCTAAAGTTTCCATCATCACTGCAGGCGACGATGCCACTACCGCAGCCGATACCATCGTTGCTGAAGCGCATCGTCGCCTGGTCGCCGATCTCACCCTTGGTGGACTGGCAATGGATGTGAAGCAGGATGCCATCTCACGCCAGCGAGATGTACTGGAAAAGCCGGTCATGATCACCGAGCTGAACTACCTGGTCGAATACCGAACAACGATGACATCGATGGAGATATAAATGGACCAAGCAGCCAATCAGGATACACCCCCCGCCGGCAGCAACGCTTCCGGAGCGCAAAAATCCGCTCCGGGCGACGCTGTGCAGACGCCTACACACGGCGGGAGCTATCTGGTCGACCCGGACACCGGCGCCTACACGCTGGTGGAATGCACCAAACAACGTAACGAGGAGTAAGCCATGTCACGCTATACACGCAACTCGGCCATTCTGGCAAAAATCGAAACCACCTACGGCACGGATGCCGCGCCAACCGGCGCCGCCAATGCGCTGTTGGTCAGCAACCTGTCTATTACCCCCTTGAACGCGCAGAACGTTGATCGGGGCCTGATCCGTAACTTCATGGGGGGGTCT